GCCGAGCGAGTAAGCACATGGGCCGCGTAGCCGAATTGGGCTGCATCCTGTGCCGCTCTCTCGATTACGGGCAGACGCCCGCAGAGGTTCACCACATAGGGGCTACAAGCGACCGCAACCCCTATCTGACCATACCCCTATGTCCCGAGCATCATCGTGGCGCCACGGGCTTCCACGGGCTAGGGCAGAGGGCATTTGAACGCACATACAGGGAGAGCGAATTGAGCCTGTTAGCCAAGACCATTGAGGCGCTGCATGGATAATATTGGGCCGCTATTCCAACCGGAGCCAATCATGGAAAGTGCTGTCGCTAGAGATTTGGTGGGGGAAATTAAACTTCTCGTTTCTCTCGTCGGGGAATTTGACGTTGCGGAGCGCGTCACAGCCATCAACGATATTCGCGCCGCCATTCACGCGATTAGCCCGTTTGCAACCGAGCCGGTTGACTTCGTGAAATGGGTTCCGGCGCAAAGCGTAAAGGCTAACGACTACAACCCGAATAGCGTCGCCCCGCCCGAAATGGAGCTTTTGCGAATCTCAATCATGGCTGACGGGTACACGCAGCCAATCGTGACTAACGAAGAGGATGACGCGCTCGTTGTGGTGGACGGGTTCCACCGTAACAGAGTTGGGAAAGAGTGCGCTGACGTTAATGCTCGCGTTCACGGGTATTTGCCGGTTGTGCAAATCAAGGAATCGCAGACTGACCGAGGCGACCGCATGGCCGCGACGATCCGGCATAACCGCGCCAGGGGCAAGCATCGCGTGGATGCCATGTCCGACATCATCGTTGAGCTTAAGCGCCGGTTTTGGTCTGACGAAAAAATTGCAACTCAGCTTGGCATGGAGCCGGACGAGGTTTTGAGGCTCGCGCAGATTACCGGCCTTGCGTCTCTCTTTGCGGACAGGGATTTTTCGGAGGCGTGGGAAGCTGAATCGTTCAAAGACATTGAGGGCGACGGGCTTGAAGAGAATCTTTCATAGATACGAAAAATGCGAGGAATACTCGGCGGGAATGTGGCGCAAGGTTTCCCCGCAAGATCGCCAGCAATACGTTAAGGCTTCGGCTGAATTGATGCTCAATCCACAGATGTTTAGGGCCGCGATGATTAAGGCGGCGAACGAGTGGAAGCATTCTTGTGAAACCAACCTAACCGCGCCCACGGTAAACAAGCGGGCATGGCTTGGTCACGCTGGATGCTGTATTGAGGCAGGAAGCCCCGAAGATTTGACGCGGGAAGCGTGGGGAACGCTAGACCAGGAGGCGCAAGACTTGGCTAATCAGATGGCCGACGAAGCAATCGCGTATTGGATGGAGCGCCATGCCAAAGCATAGCCTCGGGATGGATGTTCTAACGGCAGCGCGAGAGCGCATTTCGTGGACGTTTGATCGCTTCCCAAAAATCTACGTGAGTTTTAGCGCGGGGAAAGACTCTGGCGCAATGCTTCACTTGGTTATGGATGAGGCTAAGAAACGCGGTCGGCGTATTGGCGTCCTGTTTATCGACTGGGAATGCCAAATGTCCCTGACGATAGACTTCGCCCGCGACATGTACGCGCTTTACGCAGACAACATTGATCCGTATTGGGTGGCGCTCCCGATGCGGACGTGGAACGGGTGTAGCCAGATTGAGCCGGAGTGGATCGCGTGGGATAACGCAAAGCGCGATTTGTGGGTGCGCGAGCCGGATGCCATGAGCATTACCGATCCTTCGCGCCTCCCGTTTTATTACGACACGATGCCGTTTGAAGAATTTATCGACCAGTTCGGCAAGTGGTACGCGAGCGATGAGCTTTGCGCTTGCTTTGTGGGGATCAGGACGCAGGAGAGCCTTAACCGATTCCGCACGATTGCCCGGCAAAAGCCGATGTACGAGGGCAAGGCATGGACTACTAACGTCGATGAGCAAGTGTGGAACGTGTACCCAATTTATGATTGGGTCACAGAGGACATTTGGACGTATCACGCGAAAACAGGAAAGCCTTACAACAAGCTTTATGACCGGATGCATCAAGCGGGCCTGACGATACACCAAATGCGAATTTGCGAGCCGTTCGGGGATACGCAGCGCCAGGGGCTTTGGCTGTATCAGGTGATTGAACCGGCGCGATGGGCAAAGATGGTTTGCCGCGTCCACGGCGCGAATACCGGCGCTCTCTACGGCAACGAAAAGGGCGCTGTGCTAGGAAATCATTCCATTGCGCTTCCCGAGGGGCATACATACGAGAGTTTTGCAAAGCATATTTTGAACACAATGCCTCCAGCAACGTCTAACCACTACAAAAACAAGTTGGCCGTTTATCTGCATTGGTGGGGAAAGCGCGGGTATGCGGAAGGCATCCCCGACATGGCCGATAAAAGCATTGAGGCAAGCGGGCGCGTTCCATCGTGGCGAAAGATTTGCAAGACGTTTCTCCGCAACGATTACTGGTGTCGCGGGCTTGGATTCAGCCCGACTAAAACTCAGGCGTATCAGCGATACAACGAGCTAATGAAAAAGCGGCGCAAAGAGTGGGGGATTTTCAATGACAAAGCCTGATTCTTCCTACTCCGAGCTAATCGAAAACTCGCCCATCTTGGAGAAAGCGCAAAAGCTCGTAGATGGCCGCGACAAGCAAGAGCACTACGGCCCTCCGGAAGACTTCATGCGGCGTCTGGCGAAGATGTGGGGCGGGTATCTCGACCAGGAGCTAAAGCCCACGGACGCCGCGATGATGATGGCGCTACTTAAAGCCGCAAGGCTTCGGACGAATCCTGACCATGAGGATTCATTGGTGGACTTCGCGGGATACGCGAGAATTTACGAGCGCGTGAAATGAGCCTGTGCCCCGAGACTAAAGCCCCTTGCAACAATTGGGAGTGCGGCACTTACGCGGGATGCTCTCGCTTTGCGGAAAGAGTTAAGGCGCAGGAGCAAATCAGGGCTCATTCAGATTGGGCTTCCTTCATGCTCACCGTAGACGATAGCCTTGCGCGCGTGGAATTGTTGCTGACTAACTACCCGCCCGCGCAGCCGTTGGACAGAGCCACGCAAGACGAGGTTATCGGGCATTTACAGGCGGCTATGGTCGCCATTGACCAAGTAGGTGCATGGGTGAGGGCGCACTAATGACGGAGGGCGCGTGAATGGCTGGATTTGTGCAGGACATGATTTCTGTTTTGGGGTTCGTTGCTCTCTTGGCGGCGGCTTTCATTGTCTTTGTCCCAAGCCTTATCGAAATCGGGAGATGGCTTGAGATTCAAACGTCCTACCTGACGGGATCGCGCAGGAAGTGACCGACGAACGCCTAGCCGCCATCGAAGCCGCCCTTCGCCAAATGCTGCTAGACATGAAGCGCACGGACGCTAACTGCCAAACGCTCATGGCTAATCAGCTTGTGTTGGTCGAAGGCTTAAACCGCTTGGGAATGCGCGTTACATCCATTGAGGATGAGATTGAATTCGTAGAGGTGCCGGTTAACAAACAGGAGGCGCATTGATGTGGATTAGCAAAGAGAAACTTGACGCCCTTGAGCATCGCATTAAGCGTCTTGAGGAGCGGGACACGATGCCGAGAATGGTTATCCCGAGGGCTGAAGGATCGTTGATTTACTGGCCATATGGCGGGCCAGATACAGTCCCCGTTGTAGATGTTGTGCAGAAGATCGTTGACCATCTCGGCCTTTCGATTTCGCGCACACCAGAAAAGCTGTCAACCGTTGAGCTAAAGAAAAAAGTCGAACCTTGGGCGGGCTGCTTTGACCGGCTGTTTCGCCCCGCCCCGAAACCGCAGAAGACGAGCAAACGGAAAAGGGGCGGCGGCTCGTGAAAGAATCCCTCGCCCACGCTCTCAGCGGCCCCGTTAGCCTTGCCGAAGATGAATGGCGAGAGAGGCCGGTAGACAGGCTCCACGCCCTAGCAAGCTCGCAGATAGCCAACGGGGTCAGGACGGAGCGTGAAGCGATCCTGGCGGCTCTAGGCAAGTCGTGGATAGCCTTGCGCGATGCGATGCGTACCGACGAAATGCCGGAAGTCTTGAGCGGGCTAATTGCTTGCCTCATGTGGTCGCGCCCGAGGCCCACGGCTAAAGCTGCCGAGTTAGTCGCCCGGTGGATCATCATCGAGCGCGTCCACGAAAACTGCCCGACCTGTAAGGGGCGCAAGGAAATCCCCGATTCAGACAAGATGGGCGGGCGGGCGCTAGAAGCGGGTGCTGGCGCGATCCCCATGCGAGAGTGCCCCGAGTGCCACGGAACGGGGAAGCACGTTTACTCTAACCGTGAGCGCATCGAAGGGATGGGTATTAACGCGGGCGAGTTGCACAAGTATCAGAAGCTACTTTTCGACGCGGAAATGTGGCTAACACAAGCGGAAAGTCAGGCGGTTCGGTCAACCATGCGCTTGTTAGAGCGTTGGTAGCAGAAACTATTTGACCGTAGCGCGGTCATAGTGTATCTAGAGCGTTGGGCGAACAGAGCGCAGATTTATCGCGCACCATAATACAAGCCCGAAAATTCCGATGGGCTAACTGCCCCCAAAATTCGTACAACTAACCGCCTCCGGGCGGTTTTTGCATTTATGGAGCCAGCACGGAAACGATCACCAGCCGCATCGATGAAGTAACGCGCATTCCTTCCGAGTTCCTTCATCCAGTCCTGCCCGCGCCGAAGTCAGTAAAGATCGAGTTAACCAATCGGTGCAACTTCGCCTGTAGCTACTGTGGCATCCGTGGCAGGGAGAAGGCGGGCAAGCAGGACATTGACTTCGACTTCTTCAAGCGCGCCACGCAGGAAATGCGCGATGCTGGCGTGGAAGAAATCGGCCTGTTCTACATCGGGGAATCTACTCTATCCCCTGCGCTCCTAATCTCTGCCCTGAAGCATTGCAAGGCTATCGGCTTCCCGTATGTGTTCCTTACGACTAACGGAAGTCTGCTAACTCCCATGCTGGCCGGTGAGTTGATGGCTGAAGGGCTGGACAGCCTCAAGTTTTCGATTAACGCCGCGACCCCGGAGCAATTCCGCGAAGTCATGGGCGTTAAGCCGCTCCTGTTTAGCAAGGCCCTGGCTAATCTCCAAGCCGCATTCCGTATGCGTAACGAGAAGGGCTACAGGACGAAGATTTACGCCAGCTCGATCAAGTTCAGCGGCGAGCAGCAAGAGGCTATGGAGCGGCTGCTAGAGGCTCATGTGAAGCCGTTCGTTGATGAGCATTATTGGCTCCCCTTGTTCGATGAGATGCAAAGCCCGCTGGCTGAGGCTAACGCCGCTAAGGGCTGGAAGGCTAACGCGGGGAATCAGGGACGGCTTGATAGCCTCCGCGCCCCGCTTCCGTGTTGGGCTGTGTTCCGAGAGGGCCACGTAAGGGTTGATGGTGGACTATCGGCGTGCTGCTTCGGCGCGGATGACAAGTTCGACATGGGCAATCTGCGCGATAAGCCGTTCATGGAAGCGTGGAATAGCGTCGAGTTCCAAGCCCTGCGCGAGAAGCACCTGAGCGGGGATGTGCGCGGTACGGTATGTCACGAATGCATCCATAGCGAATGAGCCATACACAGACTCCCCTAGAAATCGTTATCGGCTTCACCCCTGAAGAAGTGCCCGCGTTCTACGCTTGCATGAACAGCATTCTGAACAACACGCAAAGCGTATGCCGGTTCACGCCGCTCTATCTGCCGAGCCTGACTAACGCGGGGCTGTATTGGCGCAAGGACAAAGGCGCTACGGACTTCAGCTTCAGCAGGTTCCTGGCCCCCTATCTCGCGGGCTATCGCGGCAAAGTCCTGTTCATGGACTGCGACATGGTCGTGAAGGGAGACATTCAGGAAGTATTTGACGCGCTCCCGCTGGATAAATGCGTGGCAGTCGTCAAGCACCAATGGACGCCTAAAGACGGGATCAAGTTCGGCGGGCTGGCTAAACAGAACTCCTATCCAAAGAAGCTCTGGTCCGCGTTCATGGTGTTCAACTGCTCTAGCAGCAGGGTAAAGGCCCTCACGCCTAAAGCAGTCAATGAAATGTCAGGCGCTGACCTTCACCAATTCGCATGGACGCATGAGAACCGTATCGCTGAGTTAGGCGAGGAATGGCAATGGATTCCCGGTCACTCGGAATCGCGCGTTCCCATTGAGCAAGCAAAGAACATCCACTACACCGAAGAGGCCCCATGGTGGCCTAACTACCCCGATAGGGGGAGTCCTGAAGAGCGCGTGTGGCTGGATGAACAAATCAAGTTAATCAGTAAACAAGCACTAACCTAGAGGAACAAATGGCCCCGAAGCCGCGCATCAAGTTCTATGGAGATGAGGTTGTCTTGTACGAGCGGGATAGCATTTTCTCTATGGGATTCGGAGAAACTTGGGATGATTTGATGGCCGTTGCAAAGGAAATGGTAGAAGTGTATTGGGACACTTATGGCCGCGCCTGAAGGAAACCAAAACTCAAGCAAATCAAATCGCTTGTGGGGTGAAACAATTAAGCGAGCTGTATTGCAGAGTGACGGGGCCAGGTTGCGGGCAATTGCCGAGAAGCTGTTGGATAAAGCCGCTGAAGGCGATATCCAAGCGATCAAGGAATTGGGCGATAGGCTGGATGGAAAGGCTGCTCAGGCTGTGCAACTGACTGGCGAGGACGGCGGTCCCGTCCAGCTTCAAGCGGTCGATTGGAACATTGTCCCGGCTAAGTATTGAGACAGCGGCTGTATTCGAGCGGCTGTTGCATCCAGCCCGATACAAGGGCGCGTGGGGAGGTCGTGGTAGCGGGAAGTCTCATTTCTTCGCCACTCTGCTGATAGCCGAGAGCGTTAGGTCAAAGCTGGACTGCGTGTGTATCCGTGAAATCCAGTTGACGCTGAATCAGTCGGTCAAGAAACTGCTGGAGCTAAAGATTGAGGAGATGGGCGTTGGCTCTCATTTCCGCGTGCTGAACACGCACATAGAGTCTGCCAAGGGTGGCCGCATCATCTTTCAGGGGATGCAGAACCACAACGCGGATTCGATCAAATCGCTTGAGGGCTATGACAGGGCTTGGGTTGAGGAGGCACAAAGCCTGTCTCAGCGCTCGCTAGACCTGCTGCGTCCTACGATCCGCAAGGACGGCTCTGAGATTTGGTTTAGCTGGAACCCGAATCAGCCGACTGACCCTGTGGATGTGCTGATGCGCGGGGACACGCCGCCTCCGGGCTCTGTTGTCATCCAGGCTAACTATCGGGACAACCCGTGGTTCCCCACGGTGCTACAGGCTGAGGCTGAGTACGACCAGAAGCGCGACCCTGAGAAGTTCGCCCACGTGTGGCTTGGTGAGTATCAGCGCAATTCGGAAGCCAGAGTCTTCAAGAACTGGAAGGTGGAGGAGTTCGAGCGGCCTCCTGGCACGATATTCCGGCTAGGGGCTGATTGGGGCTTCTCGGTTGATCCGAGCGTCATGGTGCGCTCCTCAATCGACGGTAATCGCCTGTATGTGGATTACGAGGCTTACCGAATCGGGTGCGAGATAGTGAATCTCCCCGAGCTGTTCCTGAGCATCCCCGAGGCTGAGAAGTGGCCTAGCACGGCAGATAGTGCGCGGCCCGAGACTATCAGCCACATGAACAAGCATGGCTTCCCGAAGATGACTGCGGCCATCAAGGGCGCGAAGTCATTGGACGAGGGCATAGCGTTCCTTCAGTCGTTCGACATTGTTGTGCATCCGCGATGCCAGCACACGATTGATGAGCTAACGCTGTATCGCTACAAGCAAGACCCGTTGACGGGGAAAGTCCTGCCGATTCTGGAGGACAAGAACAATCATTGCATAGACGCACTTCGCTACGCATGCGAGGGGGCACGACGCGCTGGCGGGCACAGCAAGCCGCTGAAGATAAATACTCAATGGGTGGTCTAATGGAAGAAACGGAAATCGCTAAAGCGGTAAAGGCAGAGCTTGAGCGTGCCGAGTCTTTCATGGATAGCCGTATCTCCGTGGAGCGGGCTGCTGCTTATGACTACTACCACGCCAAGCTGTTCGGGAATGAGCAGGAAGGCCGCTCTCAAGTCGTAAGCGCGGACGTTGCCCAATCGGTTGATTCCGCTCTGCCTGCCATCGTCAAGATTTTTGTGGCTGGCGATAAGGCTGTGGAGTTCACGCCCCGAGGACCGGAGGATGTTGAGTCTGCTGAACAGGCGACGCTTGCGGCTAACTACGTCTTCTTTACGCAGAACAATGGCTATGCCCTGGCCCACGACTTCATCAAGGACGGGCTGCTGCAAAAGACCGGCGTATTCAAGTGGAAGTGGGATGCTTCGGTAGCCATTAGCGAGAAGCGGTGGGAAGGCTTGGATGAAATGAGCCTTCAGATTATCGGCCAAGACCCTGCGCTAGAGATTGTCGAGGTTGAACCCCTGCCCCCGATGGGCGAGGGTATGCCTCCGCTCTACAACGTCTTGGGGCGCGTTAAGAAGGAGAGCGGCAGGGTCAAGGTAACGGTGCCCGCCCCCGAGGAAATCCTTATCTCGCCGGACTGCGATGGGCTGGACGTTATGGAGATGCCTTTCATCGCCCATACGCCGCTCCTGACGCGCTCTGACCTGATTGAGATGGGCATCCCTGCGGATGTGGTCGATACGCTCCCTGAGGGCGATTCTGGCTACTTCGCGGATGAGCGCATTGCGCGCAATGAGCGGAACGATTCCGAGGCTACGCTGCTTGATGAGGGCGGGAACAAGGTCTATCGCTACAACGAATGCTATTTGCGGATTGACGTAGACGGCGACGGGGTTGCCGAGCTTCGCAAGATTTGCATGGTGGGCGAAACCATCCTCATGAATGAGGTTGTGGACCACATTCCGCTTGCGATCTGGACCCCCAAGGTCATGCCGCACGAAACCGTGGGCATGAGCCTCGCGGATGAGGTCATGGACATTCAGTTGCTGAAGTCCACGATCTGGCGTCAGGCTTTGGACAATCTCTACCTGACGAACGCGCCCCGACTGTTCGCGCAGGGCGACATTAACCTAGACGATGTGCTGTCGGTTAAGCCCGGTGGGGTGATTCGCGGGGAGATGAATTCGCAGCTAACGCCGATTGCCGTTCCCTTTACCGCTCAGCACGCTTTTTCGATGCTGGAGTACGCGGACCAAGAGGAAGAGACGCGCACCGGTATTAGCCGGATGTTCCAGGGCATCGACCCCCAAGCGATCAACAAGACCGCTACGGGCGTGAACGCGATGATTAACCAAGCGAATGCGCGAGTGGAGTTGATGGCGCGTAACGCTGCGGAATTCGGCTTTAAACCCCTGTTCAAGGGGATTCTCTACACGCTCTCCAAGAACCAGAGCCAAGCGCTCATGGTGCGGCTCAACAATAACTTCGTGCCTGTTGACCCTGAAACGTGGTCGAAAGAGTACGACATGAGCTGCAACGTTGGCCTTGGGGTTGGCACCAAAGACCAGCAGCTTATGCAGCTTCAGATGATCTCGCAGGACTTGGCGATGATCCTGCAAAGCCCATTTGGGCAGCAGTTGATGGACGCCAAGAAGGTCTACAACCTGATGCAGAAGAAGATTGAGCTTGCGGGCTTCAAGGACGTTGCGACGTTCCTGAACGATCCTGAAGGTCAACCGCCGCCCGAGCCGCAGAAGCCGCCTGAGATTCAGAAGGCCGAAATGCAGATTCAGGCCGATCAGCAGAAGTTCCAGGCGCAGTCGCAGATGGACATGCAGAAGATGCAGCAGGAGCAGCAGATGGCGATGCAACAGGCTCAGATGGACGCCGATCTAGCCAAATACAAAGCCGATCTAGACGCCAAGACGAAGATTGAGGTCGAGCTAATCAAGGCTCAGCTTGAGCATGAGCGCGAGCTGAAGCGCATTGATGTGGATGGGCAGGTTGGCATGAAGCAAGCCGAGTCTGCCGGCAAGGGCGGGGCGACGATCCAGATTGAGGACCGGGAAGGCTCGCTGAAGAGTGCTTCGCAGCAGCTTACGGGGCACGGTGAGGCGATGGCTAACGGCTTGGCGATGATGGCGCAAGCGATGGCCGAGCTTAAGGACGCGATGGGGCGCCCGAAACAGATCATTCGCGGCAAAGATGGCCGCGCTATTGGAGTGCAATAAATGGCCACCTTTACCTTCTTTGACGAATGGAAGTCCACGATTGGCACGACCGCCAACCTGTCGACTGACTCTTTCAAGTTCTTCCTGACCAACACCGCTCCCACGGTTGCGACTAACACGGTAAAAGCTGACTTCACGCCGATGACGACTAACCTCGTTGCGGCTGAAGTGACGATTACGCAATCGTGGTCGGAAACTGCGGGCGGCTCTGGCATCTGGCGCTTTAGTGCGTCGGCTGACCCTGTGTGGACCTCGCAGACTGGCACTACGGGCAGCTTCCGCTATGCGGTGCTGTATGACGACACGCTGACTTCTCCTGGCACCGATCCGGTTGTGGGCTTCTTCGACTACGGCTCTTCGATCACGCTGGACGGGACGGCTGCTGAAACGTTCACGATCAATCTGGACGCGAATAACGAACTGTTCACGCTGGACGGCTGATAACGGGGAGGGCTCTAAGCCCTAGGCGGGGCTATGGCTATCCTTACTTTTCGGTCTGAAACGAATGGCGGTGACAACAGCCTAAGCGTTAACAACGTAAACGCTGGACTTCCAACCGGAACGGCCTCCGGGGATCTGCAAGTTATTTGGGTTAGCTGCGCGGTGCTTTCGCCGGGTTCGCCGCCAGCGATGAATACGCCCGCAGGTTGGGTGAAGCAAGGTGCCAGCGGTTCTATCGCGTTTGGCGGTGGAACGATCAATGGGCAACTCACCCTATTCACAAAGATCGCGGATGGTTCTGACGGGACAGTAAACCTTGCGACGAGTGGCGGCACTAACGCCGCGCTCGCGTTCATTCGCAAGAGTTACCAGAATCCCGACACCGTTACTCCGTTCGCTCAGGTTTCATTTATCGGGGCGACGGGCGGGCCTGATACCTCGCCTGTTGTAACGGGTATTACGACCGGCGCGAATGCTGCTCTGATCGATGTTGTTCTGACCCAAGGGGCTGCACAATCTGCTACTCCCCCCGGCTCCATGACGGAGCGGGCGGACAACACGACTTATGCGATTTCGTGCGCCGACGAAATCATCCCCACGGCAGGGGCAACGGGAACGCGGACGTTCACGCTTCCGGGCTCTACGGATTATCTGTGGGGCATAGCAGAGTTCCGTAGTGCCAATGTGGTTCTGGATGGTACGGGCGGCCCCCTCACCCTGACGGGCGGTGAAGGCGGGCTGTTCGCCTCCGGCATCAGCGGCGTCTACTTCGGTGGCGAGTTCTTCGCTGGCGGGTTCTTCGGGACCCCTGCTACTGGCGGGTTCACGCTAGACGGAACTGGCGGTGCGCTAGTCCTTACCGGCGGTGCTGCGACGCTCAGGAAGGACCGCAGGCTTACCGGCACGGGCGCTGCGCTCACGATTGCCGGTGGTACGGCACAGGCCCGCAAGGACTTCAGGCTTACCGCTACTGGCGGGGCCTTGGCCCTCACGGGCGGCACGGCACAGCTTCGCTTCGATCACATCGTGGTCGGTGCTGGCGGTGCCCTGACCCTGGCGGGTGGGACTGCAACTCTCACGGCTTCGGGGGCTGGCTCAAAGACGCTCACGGGCGATCCGACTGCCCTGACGCTGACGGGCGGTGCTGCTGCCCTGAAGATTGCGCGGATTCTCGTTGGCGCGGGTGGCGCTCTCACGCTGTCCGGTGGGACTGCTGCGCTCAGGGTCGCGCGGATTCTCGTTGGTTCTGGCGGTGCGTTGACTGTCGCTGGAGGTACGGCGCAGCTTCGTATTGCCCGAATCCTTGTCGGTGCGGGTATGAATTGCAGGCCACCCAAATACGCCCGGCACCTTCCCCCCTTTGCGCAGGTGCACCCACACCCGCATCGAAGGGGCAATGAGGGAGTCGCTGCCGCCGTTTCGGATGACATGAATAAATCCGTCATCCGTAATATAGTTGACAAACCAGGAGATTTCGTCAGCGTGTGCTTCAATCACCACTTTGTAGGGCG